AACTCCGTATTTATCGGTAAATAATTCCATGTTTTTATGAGCCGGCAAGAAAAAAGCATAAAGTCCGTTAGGCGTTCTCTTTGTGTCCTTATCTCTTTTCGAAACAATTGCTCCTTTATACATTCTTAGGAACTTATCGCCCCCAAGCCTCATAGGATTCACAGTTGAACCAACGTATATTTTACCAACAATACGGCCTCCATTATTGATCGTAGGCGATACACGACCCCAATACGTTTCTAAATTAAATGGAGGTAATGGTTTTGAAGCCTCATCAACAAGTAATCGATACATTCTTTGTCCATCATAAGCGCTTTCGGTAGTTGTTTTCCAATTCATCAAGGTATTTAAATAATCCTCTGTGCTATTATCTTTCTTTTTCTTGGCGATTTTACTAGAATCCGATGGCTTGGCAAATTCAACTTCTGTTTTGCTATCAATTTTACCTTTGATTACCGGTATAAAAAAGAATGGTAAATTCTGAATTCCATAGGTCATTTTAAGAAATGCAGAATAAATGGGAAATGCGTAATAATACTTTTGGAGGAAGAAGTAAGCATCCTTTAAATGATACGCTTGGATGTTTTGGGGTGGATTCTTACGATATAAATGCCACCGTAGATTCTAAATTAGAAAATACAGATAATGGAAATGAGTGGTCCGGAGGTTCTAAAGGAGCAATTTCAGGAGTAACGGCATCATTTACTTTAAAAGATGTTTCTAGTAATTATTTTTTCTTAGAATACGTTGCGCGACCAGAAACTGCTGAGATGTTTTTCGAAGATTGTTTGATGGCGTGTGTCTTTTATGGCATGCCTGCGCTTGTGGAAAATAATAAGGCTCGTTTACTATATCATTTTAAAAACAGAGGTTATCGTGGGTTTTGTCTTAGTCGATTTGACAAGCCAAGTAACCGTTTAAGTCCAACAGAAAAAGAAATTGGAGGAATACCAAGTAACTCTGCAGACGTAATTCAAATGCACTACAGCGCGATTGAGGCATACGTTGAAAAATATGTTGGTTATTACACACAAGGAGATGATATGTTTGCAGTAAGAGAGGAGAATGAAATTGGTTCCATGCCTTTTAATAAAACTTTACGCGATTGGGCAAGTTTCAACGTAGCTGACAGAACCAAATCAGATATTACAATTGCTTCCGGCTATGCCTTACTCGGCGTTAATAGACATTCTTACAAGGCGCAAAATGAAGTTTCCAATGTGATTAATTTCAAAGTGAGAACTTATTGATAAATAGAGCCGGAAATGGGATTTGAACCCATAAAACTAATAGTTTCTAAAACTACTTACTATACCATTCGTTATTAAGTCATTCCGGCATTTAGCTTTAGTAGAGAGATTCGAACTCCCATCGATAGGTTCGTAGCCTATAATTCTATCCATTGAACTATACTAAAATTTGGGTGATAATTGAGAATCGAACTCACATTGTGCGATTCACAGTCGCGCCTCTTAGCCGATTAGACGGATAACCACCATATTAGTTGAAATATTAGGACTCGAACCTAAATAGCGAAAGTCAAAGTTTCGTATGCTAACCAATTGCATCATATTTCAAAGTTGATAGTCTCTCCTGTCAGTCACACCTGCATGTACGAACCCGATGTCCTTCCTCGTCTAATAGTCAGGATTCGAACCTGAGTACTCCTCCTTCCAAGGGAGGCATGAAACCGAACTTCGCTACTAGAAATAAAAAAACCACTTAAATTAATAAGTGGTTCTAAGTTTTTTAATATATTTTACTATACTATATAACAATTCCACTCACATATAAAATGCGTTGCGGAAGATGTTGGATATTATTTTTTATCGTTTTCATATTGCAAATGTATAAATAATTTTCAATTCCACAAGTTATTATAGAAAAATAATATGAAATAGACAAGTGTAATAGAAATTTTCTATCTTTGCTATGTAAATATTTATTTAGCAATGACTAACGAAAAAAATAACAAATTCACATTACCATCGGCAAATGTTTCGTTTCCTAGTCAATCTGACCCTTTTGAACTTAAAAAAACAAAAGAATGGGGATTGAATTTGGCTCAACAAATATCTAGTGAGTGGTTTTATGGCTTCAACACGGGGAATTTCTTAAATTCGCAATTCAATACACAAAGACGTGATTTCTTAGAACGAAGACTTTACGCTAAGGGATTGCAGTCGATGGATAAATACATGGCTCAGTTTAAGCCAGATGGTGATAAGTCATTTTTAAATTTGTCGAAGCAACCAATTTGCATAATCCCAAAATTAGTTGACATTGTAGTAAACGGAATGTGCGATAGAGGTTATTCTATTCGTGCCACTTCAATTGACCCAATCGGATATTCTGAAAGAGTAGCTTATAGAGAGCAAATCGAAACAGATAGACTTACTAAGGACATCATTATAAAAGCCAAAGAAACATTTGGAGTTGATGTAGGAAGTATGCCGGTAGAACAATTGCCAGAAACTGATGAAGAATTAAATTTACACATGCAGCTAGAATACAAGCAATCAATTGAAATTTCACAAGAATTGGCGATTGAAGAAGTATTTGCTGAGAATAGATTTAACGACAAAATTGACCGAATGATTAAAAAAGATTTGGTTATTTGCGGGATTTCATGGGTAAAACATAGATTTGTAAAAGACAAAGGTGTTTTATTGGAATATGTAAACCCTGAAAATAAAATCCAATCATATAGCGAAGACCCTTATTTCGCAGATTGTTTTTACCATGGTGAATTTAAAACGGTTCCGTTAACTGAAATTTACACAGACTATCAATGGGTTAATTCTCCTGAAAACGCTAGAATAAAAGAACAAATTGCCAATTCAGGAAATTCTTGGTGGGATTATAATCTAACACAAGAAAACGACAGAATTAAAGGCACGGCAAATCTTTTATATTTCACTTATAAAACAACTCGCCAAAGAGCCAAAAAAATAAAAAATAAAACCACCGGAGAAAGAAGAGTGATACCATTTGACCACAAAGGTGATCCGGATACCAACCCAAATATTACAGTAACGACTATTGAAGAAGAAGTATTGTTTGAAGGCGTATTGGTATTAGGAACTGACATTTTATTGAAATGGGAAGTTTCAGAATACATGGCGCGACCAAAATCAAATAAGCAAATGGTTATTGAGCAATATATAGGTGTTGCTCCAAATACAGAAAGAGGATATATTGATTCGCCTGTTGCTAGAATGATACCTGTTGAGGACAAACTTAATGTCCTCGAATTAAAAGCTGAGCAAATTATTCAGAAAATAAAACCTGATGGTTACATAATTGACCCAGATGCTATTGCTGAATTAGATTTTGGCAACGGAACCAAACTTACACTTCAAAACGTGGTAGATATGTTTGAGCAAACCGGTAGTATTTTCGCAAGAAGTTTTGGTTCAAATGGCGACCCGATGTATTCAAAACCAATTACGGAATTGCGCACGGGAGATTCATTGAATAAATTAAGTTCGCTGATTTCATTAAAAGCGGGTTACATGGACCAAATGCGAGATGTAATCGGATTGAACAGAGCATCTGACGCATCAACTCCTGATAAAGACAGTTTGGTAGGAGTTCAGAAATTAGCAGCGTTAAATTCCAATATTGCAACTCGTCATATTTTAGATGGAGCTTGTGATATAACAAAAAGACTTGCCGAAGCGATTACATACCGTATTCACGATTTGCTTAAATTCACAGATTTAAAAGATGATTTCGCTAGAAAAATTGGAGTTACTGCAGTTAAAACATTAGATTCTGTTAAGGATTTACACTTGCACGATTTCGCAATATTCCTAGATTTACACTTAGATTTGGAAGAACGTGCCAAGTTAGAAAACGATATGACTATTGCTATTGAGAAAGGTATGTTGTCAATTCAAGACAAATACAAGGTTTTGAATGTGAAAAATTTCAAACTTGCCTTGGCATACATGACTATTTTGGTAGATAAATATCAAAAGAAAATGCAAGAGCAAAAAGCACAAGAGTACAAAACTCAGGCAGACGAAAATATTCGCGCGGCACAAAGCGCAGAACAAGCGCGTCAGCAAACTGCACAAATGATTGGGCAAATAGATACTCAATTGCAACAAATGACTACTCAAGGCGAATTACAAAAAGAGCAATTACGTGGAGAGCAAGACCGAATGACTTTGGAAATGAAAATAAATGGCGATATAACTATTGCACAAATTCAAGGAGGGGTAAAAATGCAAGCCCAAGAAGATGCGGAAACTCGTAAAGACCAAAGAACAAGAATTCAAGCAACACAACAGTCGGAATTAAATGTAGAGAGAAAAAAAGAAAATCCAAGTGCAATTGACTTCGAGCAAGAAAACGTAACAGACGACATTTTTAAACTATAAAGAATATGAAAAAAGATGTAATTCTCGGATAAAAACAAAACCCTATCAAATTAATGGTAGGGTTTTTTTACCTCTTGCTATTTGTTCCTAATAGCCAATCCTCTTGAGGCTGATTGTGTGGAAAGTGCAGGACTTGAACCCGCGACCCTTATTATTGCTTCCGGTCTTCAACCTACATAGTGCGGTTTGCTGACGCGCTTGTTCTGCGCTTTGTGCCGCGCGAATATTTTCGTCTGCCTGAGTTTTGTACTCTTGCGCTGTTTGCTCTTGTATTTTCTTTTGATATTTATCTACCAAAATAGTCATGTATGCTAAGGCAAGTTTGAAATTTTTCACATTTAAAACCTTGTATTTGTCTTGAATTGACAACATACCTTTC